CTACTCTTATTAAACCTTCAACCCGCCTATGGATGATGACTGGTACGCCTGCATCGCAATCTCCGCTCGACGCATACGGCTTGGCTAAGCTTGTGGCACCCGAGAAGGTGCCTAGGTTCTTCGGTGCGTTTCGTGACAAGGTGATGCTAAAACTTACGCAATACAAATGGGTGCCAAGACAAGACGCACAGCAGACCGTTCACCAAGTATTGCAGCCTGCAATTAGATACACCAAGGAAGAATGTTTGGACTTGCCAGACTTGTTGTACTCAACGCGTGAAGTTCCGTTAACAGCGCAGCAGGCTAAGTACTATGACGCTCTTCGCAAGCAAATGATGACCATCGCTGCAGGCTCGGAAATTACAGCGGTCAACGCGGCGGCCATGCTTAACAAACTTTTGCAAGTTGCGCAAGGGGCGGTGTATACGGATGATGGTGGTGTGGTTGAGTTTGACGTAGCCAATCGCATGGCTGAGTTGTTAAATGTGATTGAGCAAACCGACCATAAGATATTGGTGTTTGTACCATATAGGCACACGCTTGAGATGGTTGAAAATGCTCTGCTCAAAGAAGGATACACAGTGCAGACGATTCATGGCGGCGTTGCTTCTACACGACGTGCAGACATCATTAAACAATTCCAAACGGAAGACGACCCACGCATTTTGTTGTTGGTGCCGCAGGCTACTGCGCACGGCATTACGCTGACTCGCGCTGACCAAGTTGTCTGGTGGGGTCCAGTGGCGTCCACTGAGATTTATTTGCAAGCTAACTCCCGAGCACACCGCGCAGGGCAGACAAACAAAGTTACAGTCACGCACTTGCAAGGCAGTCCGGTCGAGCGCCGGATGTACACCATGCTGCAAAACAAAATCGACTTGCACTTAAGTTTGGTAGATTTATACAAACAAGAGCTTGACACTGAAATTTGACAGTGTATAATTTCAAACTCGTTCAACGTAATTCAAAGGAAATGATATGGAAGAAAATAGTTTTTGGCTAAACATCTGGAAGCTGGGCGCTGTGGTGCTTGTGGTCATGATTGGCTCATGCACTTACGGAGCACACGACAGGCGCGACAAGTGGGAGAAGGCCGTTGCAAACGGTGCCGACCCTATGGTTACATCATGCGCCTTGTTTGACCAGACTGAATCAGAACGCATTACCTGTGCGCTGTTGGCACAGAACCGCAAGTAAGGATTCGCCATGGATGCAAATCAGTTAGTCAAGGTATATATCAAAATACGTGACGCTAAAGAAATGCGCAAGAAGCAGATGGAAGCTGAGATTGCTGACCTCGATCAGCAGTTGGACGCAGTGGAGCAAGAGCTTCTAGAAATCTGCAAGACCACTGGCCAAGACGGTGGCAAAACACAATACGGCTCGTTTACACGGGCTGTCAAGACACGCTACTGGACCAGTGACTGGGACAGTATGTACAAATTCATCCGTGAGCATGATGCCCCTGACCTTCTTGAGCGTCGGATTGCGCAAGGTAACTTTGCACAGTTCGTCAAAGAGAACCCAGACAAAATGCCTGCAGGTGTGAATATCGAGGCTAAGTACTCGATCACGGTTCGCCGTTCATCCAAGTAACTTCCCATTAAGGAAATCAAAATGAGTAACATGACACTTTTCAAATCCGGTTCCGTTATCCCTGACTATTTGCGCGAAGCTTCCGACGCTACTACCCGAGACATCGCAGGTAGCTCTGGTGGCAAGCAAATCTCAATCAAAGGCGGCGTGTGGCGCATGGTCGTAGGCGGCGAAGAAGTTGCCAAGAACGAAGACCGTGCCATGAACTTCGTGGTAATTGCATCTGGCAAAGGCGTGACACGCACGTTCTATGCAGACAAATACGAAGAAGGCAAGGACATCAAGCCTGCATGCTGGTCTTCCGAAGGCGTTGTGCCCAACGAAGAAGTGGCTAACCCACAAAGCAAAGCGTGCGCTACCTGCCCTCAGAACATCGAAGGCTCAGGCGATGGTAAGGCTCGTGCCTGCCGTTACAGCAAGCGTTTGGCTGTGGCTTTGGAGAACGACATTGGTGGCAACATCTACCGCTTGTCAGTTCCTGCCAAGTCATACTTTGGTCGTGCTGAAGGTGAGAAGATGCCATTGCAAGCCTTTGGTAAGTTCTTGTCAGGACACGGTATTCCGATTACAGGCATCGTGACCGAAGCTCGCTTCGACACAGCCGAAGCAGTGCCCGTGTTGAAGTTCCGTGCTGTACGCCCCTTGACGAAAGAAGAGTGGGAACTGGGTAAAGCACAGAGCCAAACCGAAGACGCGCGTCAAGCAATTGAGCTGAAGATGGTTCCATCCAAGGCCGAGAGCGCACCCGCGTTACCACAAGCATTCAAGGAAGCGCCTGCCGCTAAAGTTGAGGCAGAAGAAGTGGCTGAACCTGTGAAACGCGCTCCCGCTAAAGCTAAGCCTGAGGCTCCTGCTGCGGCAAAGAATGTGTCTGACATCTTGAGTGACTGGGCTACTGACGAAGATGCGTAATAGGTTGCGGGGGCATGACACCCTTTTCATTCAGAAAGTTGAAGACGCAGACCAGAGGCCGATTGTTATGCAGTTGGCTGATGTCTGTATCAACAAAGGTACACCAATTACCGAGATTGCGCAGATGTTAGGCGTGACTCGTGCGAGCGTGTACAACTGGCTGACTGGTAAATCGGTGCCACGCGCTCGCCATCAGGCAGCGATGCCTAAAGTTATTGCGCGTTTATCCAAGCGTAAGTAAACCTCGTGGGGCGACAGGTAGCACTGTTGCCCCTATTTTTTCCCCTCAACCCAGTGAGGTTCTGTGACTGACTTTCTCAAATCCGTATTACCTACGCAAGGCATTTATTGCACAGTGGGTATTCGGTCAGGTGCCGTCAAGCAGTCGTTTCAACGGACGATTGAAGACGTGGAGGCTGTCGGTTCGGGTATGGATTCTCAAGGCGTAGATGCGTACTTCGCACTCGCCACATTCAACGATGACTCAGGTCGCAAGGTTGATAACGCAGCGTTTTTACGAGCGTTCTTTCTAGACTTAGACTGCGGAACTGGTAAGCCCTATGCCGACCAAGCCGCCGCTGCCCAAGCACTATCCGTATTCATTACCGCAACACAACTCCCAAGCCCAACGCTTGTTAACTCAGGTGGTGGCTTACATGTTTATTGGCCCTTGACTGAAGACGTGCCTGCATCCGATTGGGTGCGTCACGCAAAATCATTGAAGCGCTTGTGCGCTCAAAACAAACTGTTTGCTGACCCTGCGGTAACTGCCGATGCCGCGCGTATCTTACGCATACCCGGCACACATAACTTTAAGAACGAAACCTCGAGACCTGTACAGATTATTGCAGTGGGTGCGCCTGTATCCCTTGCTGACTTTATTGAATATCTACCCGCCCCTGCGATGGACTTGAGTGCGGCTAAGCAGTTTGGTATGGACGAAACGTCCAAAGACGTAGGTGGCGAGTACCCTAAGTGTTCTTTTAGACGCATCATGATACGCTGCGCGGCTAAGACCGGCTGTGGGCAACTCCAACATGCGGTAACGAATGCAGCTACGCTTGAAGAACCGTTGTGGCGTGCCGCGCTTTCTATTGCCGTGCGTTGTGAAGATGGGCAGTGGGCTATCCACAAGATGTCCAAAGGACATCCCGAATACAATCCAGCGGATACGGACGCTAAAGCGGCTGAGACCAAAGGCCCATATACATGCGACTGGTATCGGAGCAACAATCCGTCTGGTTGCGAAGGCTGCACGCACAAAATTTCTACACCAATTCTGTTGGGTAAGTTTATTGAGGCTGCGCCAGTTGAGGACGATCAGTACATCATCGAGACTCCTGAGGACGAATTTGCACCGGCACTTGTAACGTCAATCCCCGCGTACCCATTCCCATACTTTCGTGGTGCGGCAGGTGGCGTGTACAAAAAAGAACGTACGTCTGATGGTGAGGAAAAGGAAGTTGAAATCTACCCATACGACCTATACCTGACAGAACGGTTCTTTGACTCAGATCAGCACGGCAACGGTGAAGGCGAGATGGTGGGGCTTAACTTGCACATGAAGCAAGACGGTATCCGCAGGTTCTACGCGCCGGTGACTACGCTGTTCACTAAAGACAAAATGCGCGACCTACTTATCAAAAATGGTGTGGTCGCTTACGGAAAACACTTGGATGCAATCATGGCTTATTTTGCTTCGACACTACGCAAACTGCAGTCGCAGTACGCTGCGAACAAAACACGCAGCCAAATGGGATGGACACCTGACGGACTTGGTTTCGTCGTGGGTGAACTGGAATACACGGCAGTGGGCACTAAGCTTGCGCCCCCATCAAGCGGTACACGAGAGTTGGCTGAGCAATTCAAACCAACTGGCACACTGGAGGAGTGGAGCAAGATCGCTAACTTCTACAACCGTCCCGGCCTTGAGCCGCATGCTTTGGCTTTGTTCTTTGGCTTTGGCTCACCTCTGCTGAAGTTCATTGGCCCCAAGCAAAACGTAAAAGGCGCGCTAGTTCACCTCAAGCACAACGGCTCAGGCTCTGGCAAGTCAACGGCGCAGATGGTGGTCAACTCTATCTTTGGAAACCCTGACACGCTTTTGCTGAAACAAGACGACACCTACGCGTCCAAGATGCACTTGCTTGGCATGATGAACAGCATTGCATTTACTGTGGATGAGATTACCAACGAGAAGCCAGAGGTTCTGTCTGACTACGCTTATGGATTCACCTCAGGGCGAGGCAAGCACCGTATGGAATCGCAGAGTAATAAGTTGCGAGTTAACAACACAACGTGGTGCAACATCACAATCTCATCAGGTAACGCCTCGGTTGTGGATGCCCTGCAAAACCTCAAGAGTACGGCAGATGGCGAGCTTCGTCGGGTGCTTGAAGTTGCATTCCATAAGTACACTGGCTCAAGCAAGACTGAGATTGATGAAGTGTTTGGCAAACTGAACGCTAACTACGGCGTGGCAGGTCCTGTGTACATCCAATACATCATTGACAACCACGACCACGTTATGAACCTACTGGCTAAGATGCAAGCCAAGGTGGACAAGGCACTGGGACTAGACCAGACAGACCGTTTCTATTCGTGCATATTGACGTGTGCTTTTGTTGGCGCGCTGATTGCAGAAAAGTTGGGTTTAATTGCCATTGAGATTCCACGCATTTATCAGTACGCACTCGGGGTAGTTAGCGAATCAATTGCCTCTAACACATCCAGCGTTGGCAACCCAATGACGATTGCACAAGAAACACTTGGCGCTTTCATCAACGAGAACGTCAACAATGCTATGGTTGCCGCATACACACCCAAGGGCGGTATGCCCGAGCGCCCCGCGATGACTCCGAAGGGCAAGCTGGTAATGCGATACGACCCTGATACCAAAACGTTGGCAATCCCTGTGGCTGAACTGCGTAAGTACTTTACAAGCAGACAAGTGGACGTTAAAGATAGCTTAACCCGCTTGACCACGGCAGGGTATCTGAAGCACGAGGGCAAGTCACATCCAACTCGTATTGGTGCAGGAGCCGTAGGTGGGCTTAGTGGTATTGCAGTGCGCTGCTACATCTTTGATGGAGACGTAATTGGCATCGACGAAACGGCGTTCGCGCAAGCGGAAAATAGTACGAACACCTAAGCCGCTTAAACCCCAACCTAAACCGCAGCCAAAGCTGTCGGATGACAAGAGAGTACTCACCTTGTTTGGAGTTGAGTATTATCTTCATTGGGAACGGTTGACGCTTGGAAGTTCGTTCTTTCTCCCGACCACTGCAACACCCACGCAGGTGCGAGACGCACTCCTACCGGCCACTAGGTTTCTTAAAATCAAAATAGAAGTACGCGCCCGTTGTGAATACGGGCGGTACGGTGCCAGAGTCTGGCGGGTTTACTGAACCTTGCGAATCTCGTTCTTAGCTTCACGAACCCAGTTTACATACTCAAGTTCCATCTGTTTGATTTCTTTGAGTTCGGCTTCGCGTTCTTCTTTGCTCATGTCAGCGGCACCTTCGGGGCTGTTAAGCCACTTGCGGTAAGCGCGGGTGCGTTCCAGTTGTTCAAGCGTAGAGTTAATTGCACCTTCTAACTGCAACTCATCGGCATGGGCTTCGGCATATTGTTCTGCACGAGCCAAGTCGGTTCGCATCAACTCATTCAAGGTGTTGTTTGCTTTGCCAACTTTTTCGCGTTCCTCGTAGAACTCGGTCATGCGGCGTGTGCCAACTGGGTCGTACATGTAGTTGCTAAGCAGTGCGTACTTATGCAGTGGGCGATCGACTCGCGTTGGGTTGAGCAAGCTGTCCGTCACCATCGTGGCCATGGCAGCAGATGAGCCAAAGTATCCGCGCAGCGCGTTGTCAATCATGATGGGGGAAACTTCCACACCAATCTGGTCGCGGCTAAATACTGCAATCGCTTTGGCCAACTCAGAAGTCTGCTCAGTCATACGCATGCTGGGGTCCATCGCCTTGTGGTGATAGCCTTCCAAATCGCGGCCTGTTAGGAATGACTTGTTTGCCCATGCTTCCATGACTGGCTTAATAGCTTGCGGCACTGGCACTGCACGACCTAAGTATTGTTCGTACATGTAAGACAGCGTTGTGCGCATGGCTTCAAATGCGGTCTGTTCCTCAGGTGTACCTTGGCGGCGCATGTATTCCACGATGCGTTCGGGTATGACTTTAAAGATAGCGCCCAGTTCGCCCGGCACAGGAATCTTGTAGCCGCCGGGAAGAATCCAGTTGCCATCGCGGGTGCGCAGGTCCATCTCTTGGTAGTCTTTGTCTTCATCGTCCTTGCCCATTGCATACAGCGAACTCAGCACCATGACTGTACCGGCGCGACTCCAGAACAATTGGCGCGCTTGCGCACGATCGACAGAAGCACTTGAATCCTTGCCAGATGCTGCACGGTACAGAACGTCCATACCTTGGATGTATGCGTTAAAGAACGGAACAGTCGTAACCATCGCACCCACAAAGTCGCTTGCACCACGGCGGCGGAAGTTGATGAATTCACGGGCACGGGTCTGTGCTAACAACTCATCGTTGCTTTCTTTTAAAGTTTGATCGTAAATAGCTTTACGAACTGCCAAGTCAGACGCACGGGTAATGCCATCCAAACGGTGCATCAAAGCTTCAAACTTACCACGCTTCTTGTAGCCTAAGTCTTTTAGTAAAGATATAGCAGGCTTGCCGGCTTCAAAGTCGTACTCACCGGTTAAGCCAAGGCGACCAAATTCTTTAACCGCTGGATGCTGAATGCCGCGCAGTTCTGCCAGTGCCAACTTGGGGAAGTTAGTCAAAGACATCCACACCAAAGCGCCGGGGTTACGCACACCGGAAGTTAAGATGGCACGTTGCACGTCGTCCGTTACCTGCTTTAATGCAAATGGTGGCAGCACGGTCACGGTCTTACGCAGCACATTGGAGAACTGGCCCATGGCACGTAGCCAACCCGCCTTAGGTGGGTTCAGGTCTTTAAACGCCATGACGTCGTACTTGCTTGGCACTGACCAATAACGCATCTCACCTTTCACATACGCGCCAACCACATTAGGTTTGTTTTGCGTTGATGGGCCTAGCTGTTTGGCGTAGCCGAGGTCTTCTAAACTGCGCAAGGTTTGCAAAGTAGCATCAGTCTTCATGGTCTGGCCGACCATCCAACCAAGCGTGTTGATATAGTTATCAAACACATTGCCCACTGGGCGGTTAATAGAACCAACTAACTCCGGCAGCTTGCCAAGTTGTGCCAAACCTTTACCGCTAATCTTCTTAGCCTTGTTGAAGTTGGTTGCAAAGTCCTCAATGCGATCGAACGGTACGTAGCCTACGACTTCTTTCCACTTAGTGCCTTCTTCGGCAGTCAAGCGACCTACCTTAACCATGTTGTCGACCATTGCAATACGGGCCTCGTCCATGAGCTTGCTCATTGCTTGCAAGTCTGGATCAGCGTTGTATTCACGCACCAACTGGTCGATTTCGCTGTCTTTCAGATGAAGGGCAAAGTTGGTCATGCCAGTTTTGTTTGACCGGCGCATTTCATCAAGACGGACACCTTCCAGTACGCGGCTAGCAATTTGCGTAGCGCGTTCTCGGCTGTAACCATTCTTTGCAGCGTATTTGTCAATAGACGCATAGACTTCTGCGGGTGGGCGTACGCCTTCCCCCATGCCAGACTTCCACAAACCAGTGGCAGGGTCTTTGTACAGCGTTCCGGTTTGGAAGTATTCCAGCAACATCTTTGTGTAGTCTTGCGCCTGACGATACAAGCCCATGGGGTTTAGCTTACCCATCGAGTCGCGTACCGCACCATCAAATTTGGATGACAAACGCTTTTCAATAGTGGCAGCAATGTCCGTTACTTGCGTACGGAACTGAGTCACGTAGTCAATCTCAGGCGTAGACTTAACACTTGCAATAAGATTTTTTAAGCCAGACTTGGTCTGTGCATCAAGCGGCCCCATGGAGTCAACTAGAGATTCCGTAGACGCAGACACAGAGAACATCTGTTTGTCTTCGCCTTTAGTTACTTCCGTCTTAGATTCAGACACCAGTGCAGACTTAGCGATACCCAAAATATCTTGGGCGGATAAATCATTGATACCAAAATTAGTACCCAAAGCTTTGTTGATTGAAGTAATTACCGCAGTTCTAATTTGATTCCACAGATTGCGCAATGGTCCAAACTTTGGCAGTGTACCCGCCGCTTCGGAGTTAGCCATTTCTTCAATAAAGTACGCAACCATTTCGTCACGACCAACGCCGCGTTTAAAGTCGGATACAGGGATACGTTTGTACGCAGCCTGCGCCATCTTAGCTTCAGTAGAACCATCGGCTTTGGCAACCATATCCAAGATACGATCAATGACTGCATTGTATTGCTTCTTGCCTAGCAACCTTTCCATGCCGAGGTGGGCACCGACTTCGTGCAATGCAACAGCCATTGAGCTACCGGATGGAATGCCATTTGCGTATAGCGTAACTTTTTCACCGTCGTAGAAGCCACCAATCTTTTTGCCAGACGGATGAGCTTCTTCTAATACGACTTTGCCAGACGCAACCATGCGTCGCAGGGCCGCGCCAAGGATACCTTTGGTGTTTTTAACTTCTTCTTTTAGGCTGTCGAGTGATTGCCCTTCCGCGACTGCTACGGACTTAAGCCCCTCAACACGATTTAAGAAGTTGTTTACATAGGTTTGATTGCCCTTACGATCATCCGCAGTGGCATTCATGTCTGGATCATCCAGCAAGTCCATGTTCTTTTCGGCTTGCTTGCGCGTTGCCTGTGGCAGGGACTCGTTGTCGATGACTTCTTGAAGCCGCGTGTGTTGGCTTTTTACAACTTCAGTAATTCCAGCAGGAGCCGGTGCTTCAGCCGCTTTGGTAGTGGTAGCTTCAGGAGTCGGCTTAGCAGCTTTCTTTGGTCCTTTAGCAGGTGCGGCAGGGGCAGCAGTGTTAGGAGCAACAGGAGTAGTTGTAGGCGCATTTAGTGTAGGCTGAGCCGTTGTCGTAGGAGTAATTCCCTTGCCAGCAGGCTGTCCAGTAGGTGCCAGTCCGAGTCGGTTAGGTGTTGCAGGTGCTCCGGTGGTGGTGGGCACTCCGGCTCTGGGTTGTACCAACTTGGCTCCGGCAGGCTGACCAGATATTCCCACGCTTGGCTGACCTCCTCTGGGCTGAGGTCTTTGCTTAGGCAAATTCGTTTCGGTAGTGGTCTTGACACGGGGTGCCTCCTTAAACCCTTCAGGTACGGGTGCTGTCAGGTATTTCAATACTTCAGCGCGAGAGCCTTTTTGTAGCAGTAAGTCAGGGTTATTACCTACCAATACACGAATCTCGGCAGGAGTTTTACCAACAACGTTTTGTTCCAGCCACGATTTAGCGGAGCGCAAGGGAAGCCCAAGGTCTTCCAAGTCCTGCATGGTAATTTCATCAGGTCGTACGGGGATAGGCAGCGCACGGTTTGGCTCTTTACCTTCTGGCACAGTGCGCAAGGGCAGTTTGTATTGGTAGCCACCCTTGGGTTCGCGTTTTACAGGCTCCGCAATTTCTTCTGCGGTTTGTTGTGCCGCAGGGATTGGTGCTTCTTCCTCAGTAAACAAATCAGCTTGCGTGCGAGGAATGATTGGTGCAGTTTCAGCAAGACCGGGGAATTTTTTACGGGCTTCTTCTTCCTGTGCTTTTTCAGCACGGATGCTTTCAACTTCATTCTCATGCAGGGACATGAGTTGGTCTGACAATTCTTTTATGCGAGTTTTAACTTCCGCTGTTTGTGGAAGTGCTTTGAGGCGTTCACGTTCTTTAACGATGTCCGCGTACTCACGCTGAAAATCTAAACCAAGTCCAAGTTGTTCACCTTGGGGCGCTGTGGCCGCAGGCTGGGTAATTGGTTTCTCTTTAGGCTCAGGTACACGCTTGCCCATCTCCTCTTCGGTAAACAACGCACCTTGCGTGCCTTTTGGCGCTTCAGGGGCAATCTGAGGGCCGGGTTCAGGGGTTGGCGCAGGTGCGGGTTTGACAGTTTCTGCTGGGCCTCCAGCAATAGCGTGGACACCACCGCCACCAATAGCGCCCATAGCTGCATCACGGGCAGCAGCGCCGTACACACCTTTCAGTGCGTCAGTAATGTAGCCCTCACGAGTCAACGCTTTATTTTCAGCGTATTGTGATTGGCCGCCTTGCAAACCTTCGGTGAACGACTCTTTGCCAATCGCTTTACCAAACTCTTTGACTGCGCTTTGTTCAGCTACTTTAGCGGCTTCTTTAGCCGCAATCTGTTTGGCAATTGGTTTTGAAAATCGTTTGAGGAGTTCTGTTTCCGCGCCAGTACCACCGGCAATTGCGCCAAGACCTAAACCTTGCGCAATCGTGTCCCAGTTTTTACCCAAATAATCTTGAGCGGCGGCAGCTTGTCGTTTGGCAGTCGCTTCTGGAACATTGTTCTCCATTAGCTTGTCTTTAACTGCGTCGTAAATTGTGCCTTTGACCTCACCACCACCTTGAATGGCTCCGAGCAAGTACTTAGCGGCAATACCAACACCTGCAGCAACAGCAGCAGGAGCGCCTAAAGTTGCGCCCAAAGCGGCAACCCCAATACCGCCCAAAACGGTAGGTACCGATGAGCCTGCGGCTTGCGCAAATACAGTAAGTGGGGCTTCTTTAACACCGCCAAGACCGGCAGCAATTTCTTCTAATGGCCTGCCAGTTTCGGCAGCTTGTTTTTCTAATGCAGTACGGCGTTGTATTTCAGCTTTGCGTTCTGGGGTCAACTTCTCACCCAGTGATTTTTGCAACCCTTCAAGATATTCACCGGGGGCGCTACCTGCACCTGTTACGCCTTCAATCAGTGATTTGGTAGCACCTAAAGCACTTTGGCCTGCAGATAGTGCGGTATCTGCCAACGAGAACGGCGCAGGCTTGGCTTCTGGAATTGGAGCCGCTTGGCCTTGACTTTGTTGAATGTACTGAGCAAGCCGTCTAGCCCCCTCCGTGTCTCCCGCAGCGTCAGCGTTGCGAAGTGCGTTGTAAAGGGCGGTTAGATCAGCCATTGCTCAGTCCTTATTTGCCCCCGTATTTTTTCAGAAGGGCGTTAATATCAGCAGGGGTTCCGCCGGGGCTTCCTGCGCCGGGGGCTGCAGCCATTGTACTCATACCCGCCATTTTTGCAATCTCGCCATTGATAGCTTCTAGCTGAGTTTGCAGGCGTTTTCTTTCGGTACCAAACGCATTTTTAAGCTGTGATGTGACCGCGCCTTGCAGGGCTTTGAGTTCAGCCAACTGTTGTTTATCAGCCGCTAATTCGCCACGATTACCCGTGGCTGCAAGACGAGCCGCGGCAGCATCTTTAGCCGCTTGTTTACGTTGGGCGATCAATTCATCTGTATTAAGCAGACTTGTGCCAGACTGCATAGCTTGTCGTCTATCAGCGATAGCGTCTTTGATCGAGGCTTCGCCAGCGGCAGCGGCTTTGTATTTGCCTTCAATCTTAAGCTTGTCAACTTCGTCTTGCATACGCCCGATTTTGTCGAGGAAGCCTAAGTCTTCAGTGTTATATGCCTCACGTTGGCCTTGCATGCCAGAACCAAGTTGGTTCAACATTGTGCCGATACCACCGGCCAAAATAGGTTTAGACGCACGTTCAGCACCGGCTACCCATGCAGGCAAGCGTTCGCCTTGAATCTTCTTGATAAGCGCTTGTTCTTCTGCAATACGAGCGTTCTTTGGTGCAAGCAGTTTGTCCAGACCCATGAACTGTTCATGACGTGTAGCGCCTTTTTGCCACTCAGCTTCTTCATCTTTGCCAAGGTCTTTTCTAATACCGGCTTCAAGCAGACCACGCAAACTGTTGGGGTCCATGGCTTGTGTAGTCGCGGGAGTATTTGTGGACGGCACATTAACGCGAGGAGCAGCAGGGTTTGTATTAGCTGCGGGTGCGGGAGCAACTGGCTTCAACGCGGGGTTTGTATTTACGCCGGTATCTGCTTTAGAAGCGGCTAATCTTAAAAGCTTTTGAGTCTCTGCATCCAAAGGAGCGGCTGGCGCTGCCGTAGATGTTCCCGCAGGTGTAGACAATGGCGCGTTTGACAACTCTGTAAGTTTGGCTAAGCCTTCTTTTTCGGTTGCAGGAGAACCAAATAAATAGTTAAACAAACTGGTTTTTCTACGAGCGTCTTGCATCGCTTGTTGGCGTTCCGCCATACGGCGATCTTGTTCTGCTCTAACGGCATCTTCTTCACGAGCGCGTTGTTTCATTTCGTCAAACGCTTGGGGTAATTTGCCAATGTCTTGCACAAATTGAGACGATTCGGAATCTGGGTCTTTTACCAAACTTCGGTTGTTTTCTTCGGTGGGTTTAGAGAATGCAACAATTCCACCGTTAGCGTAATGACGGCCAAGGTTAGACATAAGCTGATCCAAGCTACCGCCATGCGCAGCCATCACGGGCTGTTGAGGCATACCTTGAGGCATGGGTCTAGGCATCTGACCGGGCATTTGTTGTGCACCTTGGGGCATCTGGGCCTGCTGGCGTTGTTGAGCCATAGCTAACATCTGGTGTAGCTTTTGGACTACAGAAGGCTGAGCGCCCCCAGCTTGCATAGCTTGTTGGTTTTGAGCGCCGGTTTGTACTTCCGCAATCTTTTGCAGAGCAATAGCTTCTTCCAAATCTCTAGGAATAGCGCCGGGGGGCAGCCCTTTGTTGTCCCGTTCAACCTTTGCTTCCAAAGGCTTGGGGTTACCCATAAAGCTATCTACCAGTTGTTCAATACCCATGATGTTTCCTTACAAGCCTAGTTGTGCCAACAGATCAGCCACTGTTTTGTTGTTTGCGCCCACTGCTTTTGCGCCGCCAGCCGCACCTGCCAGAATTTCTTGAGCCTTGGTGGGCTGTGCAATGTTGTAGCTGGTCGCAGAAATTGGCAAGCCGTTGAGCATGGACTGCTGGAACTGGAGCATCTTGTAGGGGTTTTCCCTAGCGGCTTCAAACGAAGCTTTGTCTGCTGCAATACCCTCTGCTTCAATACCACGTTGTTGTGCGCCTTGCTGAGCCATGAGGTCAGCCAATGACCTACCCTGCGCTTGTTCTGCGTTGAACTGTTGCTGAGCTTTATCGTATGCGTTGGCATAGCCTTGGCCGATGGTTTTGTTTTGTTCTTGCAGCAAGTTGCGATTAGCTTCAGATTCCATAATGGCTTGACGGCCACCACCAAAACCACCTGCTTGGGTCAGCTTAGCCAAACCGGGCTGCAAGTTAATTTGAGATTGACGCTGTAGTTCTTGCAGTTGTGGGGTTAAGACCGATTGCAAATATGGGTTCATGTACTGCGAGGCAATACCTGTGGGCTGAGCCGGTGCGGACGGTGTGTTACCGCCATCTCCTAATTGTCCTGCGCCAGCACCCGTGCCGATTGGGCTAGGAGTGTAAGCATTTGTTGCCATACCGGGGGTTTGGTACGCACCTGCTGAGCTAAATGATTGACCCAAGTTACCGGGGAAGTTGGTATTTTGCAGACCAGTAAACACTTGGTTTTGCAGACCAGAAGCGCCAGCCGTCAAGGGACCCATGTACTGCTGATATGGAGACTCCGACAACGCTTGAGTTTTACCAAGCATATTGGCTATGTAGTCGCCCGCAAAACTATTTGGGCCGGTTTCTGTGCCAGTAATACCAGCATTTACGGCAGCGCCAAGTCCAGTTGCGCCTGTAGTACCACCATCTGCAAAACCATTTACTGAGCCGCCACTAGCATAAGCTTGAGCCAAACCACCGGGCATAAACTTATCGGGATTAATCTCTTTGCCTTGCTTCTTAGTGCCGGTACGGGCTACACGAATTTTGTCCATCATTTGGTAAAGTTTTTTAGCTCCAGCATCAGAGTTGCCATTACCCAGATGAGACACAACATCCGCAGGCACAACAAACTCACCGTGGCTAAGCGCAGCGGGTTGATCTTGTCCAATACGAGCGGGAATCTTGTCGGCCATACCATCGGTATTTCCTTGTAAGTAACGACCTTTTGCCATGTTAATTGCCCCGCCTTTTGCCAATTCAAAATCGTCTAGACCAAAATTAAAATTGTCATCATTGCCAAAATCATAATTGGACAAATCAGTACCGTCTAAGCCGTAATCACCTAAGTTAAAGTCATTACTACCAAAGTCAAATCCGGAGTAGTCAGTATTACCATAATCAGTATCGGACATATCGCCAGACCAATCGTATGTAGTATCGCCACCGGTTAAATCGACGTTATTGTCAATGCTTCCATCGGGGGTAAATGTGGTTGATGTATCGCCACTGCTAACAAAGACAGGATTGCCCTCTTCGTCCAAATCGTAGCCTTCTTTTAAAGTGCCGTCTTCGTTGTAGGGGCTGACTTCGCCCGCCATGCTCAAATCATTTTCTCCAGCCACTGCATTTGCGGCATCGGCCTCTTCTTGAGTTTTGTAAACAGGTTGATCTGCATTTGCAGTTTCGTCACTTGTGCCAGTGCCACCTGAGGTACCGCCTTTTGTGCCGCCTGAGGTACCGCCCTTTGTACCGCCCGATGTACCACCAAGACCCCGTGTAGCCGCCGCTGCAGCAGCTTTTGCTGCGTTTGAAGCGTTTGTGGTTGTGGTGCCGGTTTTTGTGCCACCAGTAATCTTATCAATTAATGTCTTTAGGCCTGTTGCAGTATCCACCCCTGTTTTGCCAGTGAGTACATTGTTCAGCAAAGTAGCAATCCCAGCAGCCCCGGCTACTTTTGTAAGATTGTTTAGTGCTGAATTCTTTTTAGCTGCGGCAGTGGTATTTGCAGCACGCGCTGCGTTAGCTGCGGCGGCTGCGGTAGCCATGTTTCCGGCTTCTCCGGCGGTTACAGACCCTTTAGGTACGTAGTAAGTATCCGCATTCCAGTTAACACCGCCTTGGCCGGGGCGATAACCCGTTGATGTTGGAGGGGGCGCAGTAACCATATTGCGTATGGCTTGCATTTGGGGAATACTGCCTTCGTATGCTTTCTTAGGTTTGTTTGTAAACGCACCTGTTGCGCCAAGAGCTGCACCGGCTAAGCCGCCAGCCGATGTTAAATCCATTGACTTCAGGTAATTAAGAATGCCGCCAGTGTTTTGAGTTGGATTTGCTACTGCAGTGTATTTACCACCAAAGGTTGGGTCAAATACGTTTTCCATCTGCCCGGCAGTGGATGCAGTATTAGTTGGCCAGTACGAATCGCTGTTTGCGTTATATGTGCCATTTACGGTAGGAGCAGTGGTATTAGTTGGCCAGTACGAATCACTGTCGGCGTTATACCCCCCTACGCCTGTATATGCGTCGTTGCCAGAATTGTCTGATGATGTGCCATCATCAATGTATTCACCGTTTGCGGTCCATGGCATATCAATTCCTTAAAATATGTAACAAGGCATCAACGCTGAGATCATCTACGTGCCCGCCGTTAAAAAATTCTTCTTCCGCACCTTGAGCTTCGGCTCCGCCTGCTGATGGGGGTACGTAATTGTCCCCAAACAAGTCATGCCCGTAAAGGTCTTTGTATGATTTTATATTAGCAAGCTCATCTTTACTACTACCCAGCAAGTTGAGTAAGTTAGTTTGTTGGTTCTGCTGCTGTTGAGCTTGGCTTGCAATGGTATCTACGGCTGGACTCGCGGATGCTACTGCGGTTTTTACTGCTGTAGGCGCGGCAGTTTTAGCAGCCTTTACCCCGGATACCAAGCCCGCAACAGTTTTGGCTACGTTTGAAATTTTGGGGCTAGTAGACGTCGTAACTTTTTTAGTAACAGGAGTTGCACTAATTGAATCAGTATCAGTGCCCCCAAAATCGTCATATATAGTTTTTGGCGTAGTTTTAGTTGGAACAACTTTTGTAGGCGTAGCAGTTGTTTGCGTGCCGTTATTTGTAGTTGTGGCAGTTTTAGACCCGCCATTTGTCCCAGTTAACGCACTTAATTTACTTAACCCGCTTAACCCATCTAACCCACCGCTAGTGTCGTCAGTGCCATCACCCGTAACCTCATTGCCGGTAACATCCGTGCCATCACCAGAAGTAACAAAATCCTCAAGGCCGGTTAAATCGCCATAACCGCCAGTAACCAAATTTAAAATATCAGCATTACTTAACCCGCTGTCAGTAAGCTCATCAACGCTGTTGATACCAATAGACTTTAAGAAGTCGTCGGTTGTGTCGCTGTTGAGGATGTTGTAGCCTTCCCCGCCGGGGTTAAAGTAGCCTTCTTCAAAATCTGCACTGTTGGGGCCAGTAGTTCCATTATCAAATAGCCCGTTAGTTACGCCGCTACCGAGCACTAGGCCAAGAGGATTGATTCCTTTACCACCACTACCAACATACTGCTTGGCGGCGTTGGCGGCTAAATTTGTACCTGTTTCGCCTAATAAATCTGTGATACCTTCCGTGCCGGATACAAAACTGCCAGCCTGACTGCCAAGATACGACAAGGCCGTAGACTTAAGAATGTCCTTTGGGGATTTACCAGAAAGCGCCGCTACAGCCGCAACAGCCATTGGGCCACCAATAGCAGTAAGTGCGATGTTACCTATAGGGCCAAGGTCTTGCATTAAGTTTGCAAGATCATTGGAGGATGCGCCAGTGGTGTAAAAAATAGGTGTGCCATCGGGTGTAAATTGCACTCGATAGCCAGTGTTTCCTTTACCCGCAAACGTACCACCAAAAGCATTGCCTGTCTGGCGTTCGCTGTATGTATTGGCAACGGCTTGGCCGGTTAACTTATTGCCAAACGTTTTTAGTCCAGTGTCAACCACCAGATTGCCACTTGCGTCTTTGATAATTTTTGACGGGTCAACTGTGGCTAAGCCGCCCTCATTGTCCGGCACGCCGTAGATTGTTGTCAGCTTGGCATCTTTTGGAACTTCAACTAATGATTTAATTGGATTACCATCTTCGTCAGTTTGACCAGTGTCTTTGTAATAAACCTGTTTGCCCGTATATTCCCCGTTTTCATCGTATTGGGGCCTGACCAGTTGACCGTTGTATTGTTTACCAGCCTCTTGTACTGGTTGAGTAAGCGCAACTTCACCAAGCTGTTTAATATCTGTAATGCCCGTGTCAGCCAAAATCTTAGCCATGTTGGCGGCATTCTTTTCTGGCGAACCAAGACCTTCACCTTGCCATTTGGATGTCAAGCCTTGGCTAAGAATCTGTGCAGTCAGGTACTTTTGTGCTGCCGCTGGAGATGCTTTAAGTGCATTAGAAACTTGAGTGCCCGATACTTTGGCATCTTGCATAGCCTTGCTCATTGCGGCGGCATCGGCGTCGGGATTAGCGTTAAACCAGCCAAGGATGTCTGCGTCTGTAACTTTTGCAGGGGTTGTTTTGGCTGCAGTAGTTGTTGCAGCTGTTGTAGCGGCTTTGGTAACCGGCGCGGATGTTTGCTGTTGCGCTGCGGCGGCAGATGTAGTGGGCGTTAAGGCTGCGTCATACCGAGATTGAATATTGCCTACGTCAGTATTTGTAACTTGAGCCATACGCTCTGGACTCACTCCAGCCTCGCGCATGGTAGTGGCGATTAGTTTATCGTCTGCATTGGGATTGGCATTAAGCCAACCAAGAATGTCTGCGTCTGAAACTGCCATTATCCAACCTTCCAATTTGTTCCGTCAGAATACACAGGCACAGCTATTGCCCCGCCAGTCACAACGGTTGCTCCAAACGTTGGAGCTAAAGCATCGGTTACAAAAGACCTTGCACCTTTACCGGAAGTGACTGCGCTTGGTAATGTGGCAACTGTGTAGTTTGTAAGTGGGGGCATAACTGTATTGGCTACCAACTGCCCCGTCAACGCGTCTAACCTGTTGAAATACAAACGCATAACGTTATTTAACTGGTCAATATATTGCCGGTCATACTCAAGCGTAGCCAACGGAAGATTAGGCGCGGCAATCTTGTTGAGTTCGTAGTCGGACGTAATGATGTAGCTCATCGTCTGCCGTCCGGTCTGATGTCAATACGGGTAGAACCCAACTGCCAGTTAGTACCTAAGCGGTTAGAACCTACCTTCAAAATAAGCTGACGGCCACGCACACGAGTATTAATCTGTCCAGTAAATCCTTCAGTGACTGTGTACTGCGCACCGGTTAGTTGATCCACAGGTTTGACCGCGGGGGTTCCTGTTCCGGAACCAGAGTTCTGCATGGGATACAGTGTAAACGTAACTTCGGGTGTAGGACTTGCATCTGATCCTGAGAATGTCAGGTCAGGCAACATACGCCAAACAAACCCAAACTTATCGCCATCGTCAATGTCAAACTCAGCAGAAGAAATGTACGCCTCAATACCGGCTGGCGTTCCAGTCTCGTTATCATCCAGACCGTATTCTTGGTTGACAATGTTGTAATTGTATGTGGCCGCAATAGGGTAATCCCTTAGACCAGAATCCAGCCATGCTGATCGTGCCATCGTGCCGTAGTACCAGACTTTTTCCATGTAGTTATAGACTACATATCTGTTTACTGTATTACTGCCAGAAGAACAGTAGAAGAACCAGACTTCATTAAAGCCTTCGTTGGTGGTTGCAAAACATTGTTGAGCTTGACCCAAATTAATATCTTGGTACACATAACGGCGCAGGTCGCAATTCAATGTATTTACACGGCCATCGTACACGTAGAACTTATCAACACCCATCCAATAAACAACACCAGAAGCCTGAGCAACTGCGTTCTGACCAATGATAGAGATGTTGTCGCCCAGTAATTGACTAGACCAAACTACCGGAGCGCCGATGTATTGCAAAGAATACACCGCAGAATCACTCCAAACCACAATCTCCTGACGAGTTTGAATAGATGTAATGATGCTTGAGCCGTGAGACAAACGCACACTGCCTGCTTGATTGGTAGCCGAAGGCGTCCAGTTAACCACCGATTCCTGATCCGACCAGCGAATTAACATTGGGTCTTGTACTGTAGAGCCGTAATCATTGCACCCATAAGCAAATACAAAACGGCTAATGTCGGACACATACAGGTAATTTTGGATAATTGGCACATCTGAGGCACCGTATAAAGATGTCACCGGAACTGCGTTGTTAAGGATGTAATGTGTTCCAGACTGTGTGCCGGAGGTATTAATGGCCGCTCCACCCGGTGTGGCAGACAAATTAAATGTGTTGCCAGACGCATTCTTAACGTAGTAAGTAGTTCCCACAGTTAAACCGGTAGGCAATGCCGATGGGTAGCCCGTGTTGGTTAAGATAACAGGTGTGTTGTTTGGCAATGTAAGAGCAGAAGTAACTACCGCAGGCGAAGCAATTGTTACTGTAAACGCAGATTTATCCGCTCCAAATGCTGCATCCCAATAATAGATTGGGCCGCCACGGAATCCCAAAACCAAGTCTTCGCCAAAGTTTGACTGGCTCCACAGACGTAAGGCAGAAGTAGATGTACCGCCGTTACCCCAAGTTCCTGAGTTCCATGGGCCAGCACCCCAACCGGTAAGGGGAATCTCATACTCCAAGCCTACGTTAATCTCATAAACCGCCTGAACGGTTGTGCCACCGCCTGCTGCCACAGTTGATGTGGCCGCGCTAGATGCAGTAATGGTGTAGGTGTTTGCATCCACATACGTAATAGAGTACTCACCATTAAGGTCTAGGCCACCTACAGTTGCAACGTTGCTGAACGTAACAAAATCTCCAGTGACTGCGCCATGTGTAGAGGCAGTTACCGTTACGGTTGCGCTTAGGTTAGTTGTTTTAAATGGGTTGCTTAGAACTGCTGCTGTACGGATTGGGGTGATGTCGTAATACGCGCCACCATTTTCCAAATAGAACTTTAGGTTAGTGCCAATACCCAGCAGATTAAGGTTGGATAGCGTTGTCCAGTTCCAAATAGAACGGCAGATACCTTTAAACGTAGATATGGATATGCGTGCCCAACCGCCAATCTTTTCAGGCGTGCCCTGACGAAACCGCACTTTGTCGGACTCAAACCAGCCACCTTCGTTGGTATAACGGGTGTTCTCCCGGTTAACCCCCGGTTTTAGTACAAGTTTTTTAAGTGCCATCGGTTAATCCAACAGTGCGCACTCAGCCGTGCGGCGTTTAAACAGTCCCGGCAGTACTTTACCGCCACCTTTAGTCCAGAGCATCAGTTGTTCCTTGGCTCCTTCCCAATCATTGGCGTTGATTTTCCTCTTTAACGTAGATGTTTGCAAGCGTCCTACACCAAGGTTGTAACAAAAGTCAACTATGGCATTGCACTTACGCTCGTCAGTAATCAGGCCGGGGCAGTTACGCAGAACTCCCGGTAAATACGTATGGTTTAGCTCAACCATCAAAAGTGCCCGAGCCGTGGGTTCATCCATCGGCGGGTCTTCTAAAGTTACCTTGCGCTTGTCTGCGTAGTAGGTAGAACCATAACCAATCGTGGGAATGCCAGCCGGACACAGGTACGGCTTGGCACGATAGCCCTCAAACTGACGGCACAGAGAGGCGGCTAACTCTAAGTTCATAGCCCACGTTTAGCCAAAGTACGGTCGAGGAACCAGAAATTAATTGTCCCAGCCAGCAAAGCCGAGAAGTCTGGAGTCATCATTGTTTT